ACCCGAAGGAGAAGTAGTATTAACCTGCATGACTCTGTAATTAATGCCGTCGAATAACAAATTATCGTCGATTAACGGCTCACCTAATCCTGCCTCAACTAACAACTTAATGTCGCCCACTTGGATAGACATTGTTGATTTCTCAAACTGCCCGTATTGCGATCTAACGGCTTTTAGCTTTAGCTCATTTGTTAAACCAGTATCCAAAGTGCCTGATGTTGGGTTATATCTTCTTCCAACATCACGAGTAATAACAGCTTCAGCGCCGAAATTTTTAATCAGCCCAGCAGCAGTTTTGCGTAATGTAGCGTAATCAAACACGGATCACCCTAGCAGTTTTAATAAGTAGCTTTTTCATCTTTGTCTCAGCCGCAGTAAGATATGTATCTGCTCTTGAGCTTGCCTTATATTCTACAGCAATGCTATCAACTTTTTCTTTTAGCGTTTCACGGCCTTGGTTAGCCAGTGGATTAACGCCGCCATCAATTGCTATACAAAGCTCCATCTCAGCCTCTTTCAGCAAGGTTGGGATATCGGCTGAATCGACATAATAGTTATCAACCTCAGCGCCGTATCTAGGCCATTGCAGAGCTTGTGCGATGCTTGTTTTAGTGCCAATAAACATCTTAGATTCTAAATAATCCATCGCCTTTAATATTAAGACAGAAGATGTACCAGTTAATGTAATGCCGCGATCCGCAGCATAAGTGGACAAGTCTGACGCGCTAACGTAAGAATTAGAATTAGTTAAACCTGCACCTGTTTCTACAACTATTGTTGCCATTTATACGTCCTCAATCCAGCCATGAAAGGCTGCTTCTACTGTGCAAGTTTTATCGTGCGATACCTCAATTGCGACTACTGTTCCAGCAGGAAACTGCAAAGGTACAGGCAGCGTAAATAAAATTGAGTTATCTTGTGTTGACATCGCGTTATACGGAAGAAGCAAAAACGGATCGTCAAATAATTTACTGTTATACAGGCTTGCTACTAACGTAAATGTACATCTAGCATCAGCACTACCGCTAGACGAACCTACAGTAGTGTCAGCAACAAAAAGCCTTTTGCCCTTTGGAACCATTCTAGCACTAGATTTTTGTAACCTTTGATTAATCATAATTGTGGCACGAACAACACCAAAAGCCAAAGCGGTAATAATACCTTGAGCATGGCCCCTAGCAATACTGCCACTGCCTGCACCAAAAGTATAGACGTGCATTTCATTAATAAACCGGATATCTGTTGCGACACTTGTAACTAAAGACGCACCAGCCATGGTTATTATTTCGGATTGTTCTTCAAGTTCATTATCGAGATAGTGTATCTCAATAGACCTAATACCAATACCATTAGCAATGTCATTTCCGCTAGTGCTTCTAAAGGCAAACTGAGTCCCTGAAGTTAAAGGGTCTGGAAAACTAGCTTGTGTTGAAACAATTCGTTTTTGGCCAGCACCCTGCACAGATGCACTACCAAAGGATGAAAAGTACTTTGCACCCTGTACATTTCCACGCCCAATATCATTGTTTATATTATCAACAGGAAGGCGGTCTAATCTTGTCACTAGCTCGTGAGAAGTATCACCCTTTTTAGATGTAGAAAGTCTGATACCTTGAGATGACATTGTTTAGCCTTTTAAGAGTTACTGCTTATATCACAATCCTAAAAAGCCACCCCCCGAAGGAGATGGCTATCTTTAGACTTAACCCAACAATAGAGCGGTATGCTCTGGCTTGATGTTTTTAACACCCCAAGCTAGACCAACTTCGTAACGTACTTTTCTGTAGCCTTTGTACATTGCAAATTCCATTGTAAGACCTGAACGTGGATCAGTGATCAGGATTACGTCTTCAGCCATGTCACCTTCTTCAGGACGGGCTGGAGCGCGAGCAGCTAGTACAAGTGCAGAGCGGTTAAACGCCATGTTACGAGCAGAAGCAGCAGTGATGGTGATTGCCTTGTCGCCAACAGCCTGAGCTTTCTGGATACCTGGAGCAGAGATAACGATAGTTGCGCCAGATACAGCAGCAGCACCAGTTTGTACAACATACTTCTCAGGGTCGCCAGCGAAGCTAATTACATCACCAGTAACAATAGTGCCAGTACCAGCAGCTTTAAGTGTGATGCTAGTTTGACCTACAGTAAGAGCAGCGTTCACTACAGCGTTTGCAGAAGTACCAGAAACTGAGTTCTGAATCTGAGCAGACTCACGAAGAGGCATACCCGCTAGATCAAGCAAAACGCCTTGACGAAGCATAGAGTCAGTACCAGCAGAGTTTACAGCAGACTGCTTACCGATGAAGTTAGCGCCAGCAGAAGTGTTGATAACAAGCTGATTGTCAGACTGTGGGCTACCGTTATCCTTCAGAATCTTCAGGACGTTAGATGCATCAGTGTAATCGTTAGCAGTTCCAAAAGGAGTAGTTGCCGGAGTACCGTATGCACGGCTAAAAGTAGACTGAAGACCACCGAGGTCAGTTTCCACTTCGTTCACAACAGAGCGGATTGCCTGAGCAATCTTAGCTGCACGAACATTCTGGTAACCAGGGCCAGTGTTCAGCTCTTTCTGGTGATCGCCAATGAATCCAAACTCAGCAGCGCGAGACTTAGTGATTTGGATGTTAGTTGAACCAGAAGTCTGACCAGTAGGATCAGGGATAGCCATTGCAGGAGTAATATCTGCAACATTGCCAGCAGGCTCAACATCAACAACGATGTTTTGGTTTAAACCAGCGCGTTCAGCACTAGCATTCATAGTTACAGCAGGGATAAGACCTGTTAGTTCGCGAGATACAACGTCCAGAGCTTCATAGATATCTGGTACGATTGATGTGATGTTATTCTCAGCCATTTTAATTTACCTTTTAATCATTAGTTATAGTGCCACCGGACTTAATAAATTCCATCCGCTTAGCTGGGTTAAGTGCCTCAAATTCAGCACGATTTCTTACTTTTGTAGCACCGCTACTATTTGAGCCACCAGAAGCACCGCCACCTGATGATTGATTGCCCTTTAACAATGCAGAATACCTTGCATCGTTTTGAAACTCTGTTTTCAAGTCGGAAAGCGAACTTACCGTCAAATTACCACTATTATCGGTGACTTTAACACCATCATCGTGAAACTTCAAACGCCGCCCAATAAACTCACTGAGCAGTTCTGCGTTAGCTCCATCGGCGATTTCAGCGGCTAATTTCATAGCAACATTGCCTTTCTTTTCTTGCGCTATGGTTCCCCGTAAAGATTCAAGTTCAGCAACAGTAGATTCGTATCTCTCTTGTGACGACTTATGTAGCTGTTCGTAGTCACCCTTCTCTTTTGCTATTCTTTCACGCTCAGATTGTGTTTCAGATTCAATGTCACGTTTTGCTTGCTTTGCTTTCTTAGCCTCAGTAAGTAATTCGTCCATCTTAGCTTTCATGGCAGCATTATCAGCCATTAATTGCTCAACCTCTGCGCTTACTTGTGTTTCTTGGTTTTCAGTCTCTGTATTAGTTTCTTCAGTCATTTTATTTACCTTTGGTCACAAACCTGACGATCACGGATCGCCTTAGAAATCGGAAAACACAATTGGATTCATGCTTTCCAGTTGAGGAAGAGTATAAACCCTTCCTGTTGGGTCAACAAATTTATCCAAAGACAATTTCCCTGACCTAAATAATCGAGAACGCTCTATTCCTAGCGCCTCATCTACAAATTCTCTATTTTGTGTCCTCAACCAACCACCATAAGTTGTTTTTGAGTCTACCTGCTGGACACCGTCAGCACCTATGGCGGGTCTAGTTGTTTTAACGTCTAAACCCAAGTCAAACTCAGGCTTTATTGTCGGAACCGTAGTAGATCGGCAACCGTAATGTGCAGGCGGTATAACTTTAGATGTTATGTCGTACTTTTTACCGTCACGGCTCATGCAGACAAAAGTCGTTTTAGAATCTAAGGTCGCAACCCATTCATAACCGCCAATCAAGTTAGTATTCTTCTGATAAGTGTTTAAGCGAGCAGCGGAACTAACATGGTTCAGTATTGTCCCGATTAACGAAGTAGCCTGTCTTTTAACTACAGTTCTCATCAAGCTATCTACTGCTTTTGCCATCAATGAAGTTGCAACTCCAGTCACTACATTATCTGTAATGGTTTTCAATATTTGCTTGCCTTTAAGTACGCCAAATTGATCTAGGCTTTCGGCAATAGTCATGCCAACACCGGATCCAACAGACATGGGCGCATCCATTACTGACTCAACTAGCAAATCTTCAGGTGTAGGCGTTACTGGCAGGGTAGAAACCTTATTAATCATAATTCGATTAAAGTCAGCCTCACTTACAGCCAGTTTCATTGAATCCACCTCTACCAACGTCTTAACGTCACGAAAAGCTAGTACGTTTAATGCGTTAATGTCTTTTAGCAAATCTTGCAGTCGCTGAGACTGAAAAGCGGCAGGCTCTTGCGATAACCTAGCATTAATCTGCTGGCGAAGCCTGTTTAAGCGCCTATTAGCCTCTTTTGACCGACCGCTACCGTAACGCAGCAAAAAGATTTGATGTCTAGTTGCCGCGTCGATTAGGAACTGTTCACTACTCATCAATATTTACTATTGGCTCAACAGTGTTATCAAAAAAGATATCGTCTGACGAAACCTCTTCATCTAGCATCTCATCAGTACGGTCAGGCTCAATTAAGTTGGACTTTCGCATCAACTCACGCAGATCAGACTTGCCAATCACACCGCGATCCATTAACTGGATATTAGCCATCAGAATTTGAGGATCAATAGAAGATTCATAAAATTCCTTGTTTATCTTTACTCTAGGCTCTACAGTGCCGCCCATAAATTCCATTGCCCATTTAAAGCAGTGAACAAATGAGTTCTCAACATTAAGGATAATAGACCCAAGTTTGCTGTTTTGCCCCGCGAAGCGGATTTTTGCAGCTTCAGCAGTTTCGATGCCCGATTGATCTTGAATAATGCGAGTACCGATCTTGACCATCTGATCTTCTTTGATTTCCATACCTTTCAGCGGCATTTGGTTCTCACCCGCCTGCAAAAGCATCGCATTACCATTTTCAGGCAGTAAGATCGCAGATCGTGAGCCAAAAGCAACGCCACCAGACATATTTTGGTCTACCCAAGACTGAGTAAGGCCAGAGAACGCTGGAGTAGGCTGACCAACCAAGAATGATGACTCTTCGTAGTCAGCAGAGTTACGGTAATGGCTAATATTGATTTCAGCGATGTCGTACAGCGGTGCTTTGTCTACTGTTTCGTCATTATTAACAGAACCGATAAATGCAAACGGAATTTCGTCCCACAACGAGCCATCAGCCTTACGAGGGTAGATATTGACATCATAATCCTCGATACCATCACCATCAGTGTCGCCCTGGGCGTAATTAATGATCTCATTGTTCTCATCGTACAAGTTTTGCACATAAACACCGTTTTCTAGCTTTAATACTCGATGATACATACATTCTTCGTATTCAAACCCATCATCTGACGGTTTTAGCGTAGGCTCCTGCAAAACAAGCAGGGATAGCTTTTTAATCCCTCCCACGCTAGTGGTGCGCCAATTTATGATAGATTCGGCAGGGTATGGCAGGATATTAGCGCGTAAATTCATCGCTTTAACGTCTGCATTAGTCAAACCAAGAGGAGCGGCAGGATAATCGACCAACAAACCGTATCTGCCGACCATTAATGCCTCACCTGCTGCATCTTTAATCATCTGGTCAACAGAAAGCCCGTCACCATTAGCATTCTCGATCATATATTCAATATTTGAGTCTAGCTCTACGATACTAGGCTTGCGGAACACCATTCCTGTCATACCTTCTTTGGTATGGCTAGTAAAGTTGACGAAAGATGCTCGCTCTACATAAGCTTGGTATCTAAGCTTGTTATCAGTCGAACCATCAGTGGCATTTGGAGGCGGCAAATAAGCTGTACCGGCTAATCCTGTTAATGCGCCTTCAGAACCTTTCGATCTTGACTTAATCGCGGAAGAACCTTCATCGCAATCACGGACTAAGAGCCATTTCGGAAGGGCTTTTCTATATTCAGGGTTTGTGCTATCTACTGCCATAATTTTTATCTCGCAAAGCGTACTCGCAGATCAGCCACAGGCTTAACTACTGGAAGTTCAAATGCTATGGGGTAAGTCCCCGCATCAGGTAAGTGATCCAAGTTCGATTTCTTGTCAGGAAGGCCATTATCGTCATAAGCCAGTTGCTCCAGGCATCTAGCATAGTTCGGGCAGTCAGCGTCATTGACAAACACTCGTCCTTTATCAAATGCCGTGTTAGCGGCCATAATTCTGTCTTTTATAAATGGGTTAGCTCTATTTGCATACACTGCAAAGCCAGCCGACTCAAGCAAAGATATATCGGATATCGAAGCATCAATCGTTTTTCGGCTTCTACCACTGGCATCAGGATATACCCGTATTGTTTGGTTAGGATACCGTACTTTAATGGCATCAATCATTGCAGGCGTATCATAAACGCCCTCAAATTCACTAACAGCGTGCCAATTCTCACCATTAACGATGTACGCAACGGCTGACATATTAGTCACGTTAAAATCCATCCCGATATTTATAATATCATTCGGGCCTGCCACAAGCAGGGATCGACATTTTATTCTATCATAGCTATTAAAGACAGTGCCGGACTGAAGGTTGACAAATTGACCCTCAGTATATGCAGCCAGTAAATTTTCAGGGTAGATGTCGCGCAAACTTTGTAAATAGTCAGCAGGAAGGTGAGGATTACTCGCTGTAGGAGCCTGAATAATTTCATAACCCTTTTTTGGGTCTTTCTTCCATGTAGCGTACACAAACTTGAAGCCTTCAGGCGTAGTAGTCACGCCAATAGTGTTTTGTTCACCATCCTGCTTCAATTGACGATTACGGGCTACGATCTGTCTCCAGGCATAAGCCGCATCATCAGGTTTCATCGTATCTAGCTCATCCACATCAGCATCAGCGTGTTCATAACCAATAATGCGTTCAGGGGAGTCCATAGATCGGAAGTAAATGCGACCGTACCCAAATATCTCAAGGTAGTTCAAAGGTGTCTTAAACAGGCGGTAAGCAATACCTAACTCTTCTAGAGCCGCCTCAAATCTAGGGAAGGCAATCATCCGCAACAGATCGTATGTAGGCGCATAAAAGCCTCGATCCGTTTTAGGATTAGCCAGTTTACCCAGAATAGACCTTTTAACAGCAGCTTCTGTTTTCCCCGCACCAAAACCCGCTACCAAGGCCGGATATTTAGCCTTAGTAGTTATATATTGGTATTGAGGAACAGTAGGACAAATAGTTGCCATTTAATTAATGTTACTCAGTAGGATTGACGATACTAATATTAATCGGTTGTGAGGACACATCGTTATCAGTTTCACGCCAACCGCCCTGAGTCTTCAAGTAGAAGATGTTAGCAGTCACATTACCAGTCTGAGCCAATTCAACTAAGTTCTGGCCCATATTAGCAATCTGATTAGCACGACCACGACGATACGCAGAATCAACTTCAGGCTGTCTCTTTTCAATTGCTCGGAACGTACTCTCAGCAATACAAAAGTAATTCGCTAACTGAGCTTTAGACAATACAGCAGCCAAAGCTTCAACTTCAATTACTTGCTCCTTACTAAACACAATAGGATCAACTCCACCACCATCACCCTGATTGCCTATCTTAGCCATATTGTTCTACCTGTATAAAAAATGATCAATTGGCGCAAGAGTACCAAATTACTGAGACTTATGTAACTACTGTTCAAATAATCTGTCCCGTTTTAGTTTACCTATGTAAAACCATCAAAAAACCCCCCTTTATTTTTGGAGGTATGGACGAGGCGATTCGGGTCGATTTGGGGTGTACCCCCCCTATCCAGATACCCGTCAGAATGCCTTGCAAGGTGTCTATCTGATCGTCTAATTCATTTAACCTGGTGCAACCATACCAGCGCATAGCCTTAAACCGAACCTCCTTAGAT